CAATATCTGTTCGTTTTCGCCCATTTTACACCGCCTGTAGTGGGAGCCAGTATTCTGCTCCGTTCCATACTATTCTGATTTGTAGAATGCCAGCAAATGCGCCAGTTCCTGCAACTACGCCTTGTTCAGTAATTATTCCAAGCGTTGTATCTGCATCAGTTGATAATGCGCCATATACTATCATTTGGTTGTCGAGCCTTGACCCTGCAACGCCTTCTTTAATGACCAGATTATTGTTGCCAGTGTTAGTGGCTGTGCCGATAATCATGTTTGAAGTTGCAGAATTAATAATTATGCTGCCGGTTTCAGTTGCTAGTGCGTAGCCTCCAGAGCCTGAGCTTGCTAAAACACCAGGCGCACTAGTACTTGTGCCTGCTGTTTTACCATATAACCCTGGACCAGATGTGGAAACGCCAACAGCACCGGATGTGTCAGTTGCAATAAACACACCGCCGCGAACTCCGCTGGTTGCTGATGCACCTACAATACAAGCGTTACCTTCCGCGCTAGATGTTGTGCCAGTAGCACTTACCTGTCCATTCGTTGCCAGATTCACGTTCGTAATAACAAACGTCCCCGCCGACCCATCCCACACAATAGACTTTGTCCCATCGCCTACAGCAAAGTCGTAATTTGACCCGCCATCATGCCCAAGAAATACACCGGCTGTTGTACTGGCTGCGGAGGTCTTGCCTGCTGTGTATATCTTGCCATCTGTTGATAGCTGCAAGATGTTTGTGGTGGTGATAGCCACATTAATAGTCCCAGCAGTGAGCTTGCTGACTACCATTCCAGTGATGTCACCATCGTCTACAGTCTTGATGTAAGCACTGCCATTCCATCGGTATAACTTGGCATCTGCGGTGACAAATATCGTATCAACTGTTCTACTCAGCGGCACTGTGGCTGCTATGCCAATTGGCTGCACACCAGCAGCGAACACGTTAGCTGCCACAGCATTTGCATCAAGTTTAGCGTTTGTAATCGCGCCAGTTCCAACTTTATTAACAGTCACTGCGCCGTCATTTATTTTAGCCTCAGTCACAGCAGCAGCATTTATTTTAGGAGTTGTCACTGCATTGTCGGCCAGTGCTGCATCTGTCAAACCGTTAGTTGTTGTAAATGTAACTGGTGAGCTAAAGCCAGAAATGTTTTCGCTAAAGTCTGCATTACGCAGCCACACATAAAATGTGGTGTTTTTAGCCAATCCAAAGACCGTGACAGTGTTACCAGATACTCTTTGAGAAGGTGGATTAGTTGTCAAATTTGTTGATGGTGTCACGCCAGTTGTGTTTTCGTATATCAGAGTTTCTTTGTAATCCTTCTCGGTCGCTGCGTTCCAGGTTGCCGTTACTTGGGTATAGTCGCCAACAATCGTCAAGCCAGTCGGTATTGCAGGAGCCGTAGTATCGCCAACAGTAGTATATGTGCCAGTCAAAAACGCACCGCTTACACCGAGCGAATTAATCGCTCTTATTCTGTAGTTATAAACTTCGCCGACTGCGCCATAGGTTGCAATGTATCTAGGCTCAAAGGTAAACACAGAAAAATAGTTTGTTGCTGCTGAAAGTTTAAATTGAACCTCATAGCTCTCAACAAAAGCGTCATCAGCCGCTGTCCACGCCAAAGTTATTTCTCTGACCACTGATCCATCTTTGCTCAATATCGTTGACTCTGTAACAACAAGGCTGGTCGGCGCAGCAACAGAGAAAGGATTTGGCAGATCAGTATCAGCATATGCTAGTTGCTCAGAGGCTGGATCGTAACTGTAGATAGAGCTGTCGTACTCAATCAGCGCAACAGTGCATGTGCCATCGTAGTTGATTGCTACTTCTTCGACCTGAAAAAGCTTTGCGCTCCAGCTTGGTGTTGGGTGGGTAACAGTAACAACATCGCCAACAGAAACATTCAGAGCGTCACTGTTTGCGCTGAACGATGTCCTAATTGCGTTACGTGAGCGCAGCAAAAACACCCTGGCAAGATCACGAGCAGCATAAAAGTTTGTAATGTAAGGAAGGTCGATCTCACCGATTAACTCTGTTCCGTTATCTTCTAGCAGGAAAGCAATTTCTTCTGTAGAGCCAGCCTCTGGCCAGATGACTGTATTTTCCTGATAGTTGTTTGTCGGGTCAGTAAATGTGCAGACCATGCGATTATATTTGTCTGCCTTGTTCTCGCCTCTGATGGATATGCCGCTGATTATGTTGTCAGTGTCAAAAGCAAAAACACTCGATGCTGACTTATCAGGTATTAACTGATAGATGCCATTGGTGTACGGCATAAAGCCACGGCAGCAGAGCATCATGTCTTTGAGGTTATCGAGGATTGACTGCTCAGTGTCCACAATGGCGTTAAACTCAAACACCTTGCCCGTTGTGCCGCCTGTGTAAAACGTCACAGTCGTATCATAAAAGTCAGCAGCAGCACTGATTGCAGTATCGTCAATTAGGCTTACATCAAGCCCTTTGCCGTATCGCTCATTCGTCAAATAGTCGCGTATGCACAGCGCAGGATTTGTTGAGAAAGCGGTTGTCGCTGTTCGCGTGTCATATACCTTTTTACCGTAAACAAGCGCAGAGATTGACGGAATATTGTTAAACGCTTTTCTGTCCCATTTAAGCCTGACTGTAATGTAAGCCAAACCGCTTAACGTATGATAAGAAGTCCACTCTGCCGTTTCGTCTATAAAGTCTTGATCTGCTGTTTGGTTATCAAGACCAGGGAAAATATTGATTGATATTGAGTTGGCAAAGTTAAATCGTGCATCGTTGACTGGTGCGTCATCCACCAAAATATCGGCTAACAGTATCTGGTGAGCCTCTCCTTCACAAAGAACGTAAACAAGGTATAAATACTCGTTAGGCTCACCAAACTTTGTTGGATCATTTGTAGTCATAAAGACCAGAGTGCCTTCTACTCGCCGCGCACCGTAGACAACAGGAATAAAGTTGTTGGTGCCGTCAAAGTTTAAAAACTGCACAAGAGCAGCCCTTGCCGCTTTTTTTGCTTTTTTCTTAGCTTTCTTTTCTGAAAAGTAAGATATACCTGCGCTGATAAGTGCTATGCCAAGCCCTATTGGTCCAGCAGCCGCAGCGAGTGAGGAGCCTGCGGTAGCAGTCGAGGCAGTTTGTATTGTGCCTGCGCCAATTGATCCGAGGTTAATTGTTCCGCCAGCCATTAGCCTTTACCCCACTTCAGGTTTTTTACAATTACGCCAGAAAAGTCCAAACCCTTGTCTGTTGGAAAATAATACTGCTGGCTGTTTCTGTTTGTGCGCCTGCCCTTGCTTAATTCAAAGTCTTTCCAGTGTGAAGACATCTCAATACTGATCTCACTTGTGCCGCTGTCGTCACTTATGCTGTAACTGCTGATGCGCCCATCAAACACTAAAAACGGATCGCCTACTATTGCATCGCTTGAATCCAAGACCGCTTTCCAAATTCTTGATCGCACATCCATGTAGTTGTTGGTCAGAAACAAAGCAATAAAGGTTTGCTCGACACCTGATAAAACAAGGTCAATTGAGTTGACGCGAATATCAGTAGACTCAGATGAGTCACCAATGCCAACAAGGTGCGCAGAACTTAGAAAGGTAGTAGACAGCGCAGCTATGTTTCTGCCCCAGTCTGTCAGCTTTACTGCTGTGGTAAAGTCCAACTGAATCAGGTGCGCCATATTAAAGGCATCTGACTGAAGTGCTGTGATAGTGGATGCATTAATAGAGCGAGTCATATTGCCTCCACCATGTCCACTTCGTAAATATAACGCTCATATCCGTTCAGAGCGTACTGCTGCAAGTCGTTATCAAGACGCACAGTGAATGGGACGCTGTTATAAGTAACGCCCTGACCAGAGGCTACAGCAGCAACCAGAGGAGGTTGTATTGCTACCGTTCCCGCACCTGATCTGTCAGCCATCAGCATATAAACTTTGCTGTGGTTCGCAAACTTAATGTAATCACCGGCCTTTAGTATGCCAGTTAATCCAGTCAGCGAGACAGTTGTTGCGCCGATTGATACGCTTGTGTTTGTTGTGACAGTTCCTGTAGCTGTGCCTGCTGTTGAGCCAACGACTGGAGGAACAAAGGTAAAGGTTTCAAACTGTCCATTTTGGGCAACGATAAACGAGTAAACAGGCATAAACTCTGCTCGTGTCATTGGGTTGTAAGATGCAGTGATTGACCATCGCTGCGAGCCTATCCCGCGCACTTGTCGCCTGCCTGATAATGACTCAGACATCAGGTTAAGATTCAGCGAGGTGATATTGACCCGTGAGGCTTCTGGTGATGCCGGATAAGTGCCACTCATATGCTTCTGCCCAAGTTATTAAGTGATGACTGCACCAAACTAGCAATCATGCCGCGCCGTTTCAACAGCAGCTCATCAAAGCCGCGTGTGTCGTTTGCGGTTATGCTGAATGTGACGTTGGCAGTGTTGTTAATTGTGCCGGTTGCTTGTGCCTGGGCGACTGATGAATTAGGAATAATCTTGCCGCTGGCAGAACCCATTGTTAAGATTTCTGGCCCACGCTCGCCCACAACATAAGACTCGCCGCCTCGCACCTGACCACCCAATGCACGACCAGCAAGTGACTTGGCAGAATAGCTAACACCAGCAGCTAGAATGGCTCCGGCTGCTGCTGCGCCCAAAGCCGGGCCAATAAATGGAATCCCTGACAGTGATTTAAAAGCACCCATTGCCGCAGCGTAGCTGTCAGAGATAATCTTTGCAGCCGTCTCGCGCTTTTCTTTGTCAGCGTAGTTAACGCCAATTCGATACGCCTCGCCGAGTGCAGAGTTTTTGCCTTGCAGCAACACATCTTCAAATGCGAGAAGCTGAGATGTTTGTTCTCTTTGTCGCTCTAGCCTTGCATCGTTTGCGCGGTTATCAAGCCGAACTTCTGCCTGCTTCCATAAAAGCAATTCAGCAAATCTTTCTTGCTGCTGCTCGCGCTCTGTTTCTGCAAGGGTTGGTATTTTACTGATGCCAGGTTTGCTTGCTTGAGTGCGCTCGATTTGCGTCTGTGCAATCTCAGCCTGTCGCGCTGCAATCCTTGCCGCAGACTCTGTTGATATTCTGCTCAATTCCGCTTGGTGATCGGCTAGACGCTGCGCTTCTTGATCGTTGCGTAACTGAACACCAGCGTTATATGCTTCAGATTCTGCCTTTTGCCGCGCCACATTAGCATCTGATAAAGCCATCAATTCTTCATTGATTGCCGCAATTCTATTTCTTGCCGAAATTCCTGCTGTGCTGTTTGCCGCAATGGCTCGGCTTGCAATACGATCCTCAAGAACAACTCGCTCGGCAAGTAATTCGTTAAATTTCTGCTGCTCGGTTTGCATGTAGACTGACCGCCAGCCGGACAGTGATCTGATAATGGCATCAGCAATTGAGGCAGAGAGTCCAGCAGCCTGATCTAATCTTCCGACAGCCTCTAGCGCAAAGTTCCCAAACTGCACCATTGCATCGCCAATCGTTGCAGGCATTTCTTCTGCTTCTGTTCGCAGTATCTGCATCTGACTCGTCATTGATGTGATAATTGCTTCAGTAGTCAGCAAGCCTTCTGATGCCATCGTTCGTAATTCGGTTGTTGTAACACCAAGCCCATCTGCAAGTGCTTGAACAACTCGGCCACCAGACTGAATAACGGTATTAAAGTTATCGCCTGAAAGTTTGCCAAGTGCTAATGACTTTGATAGTGCATTCATTACAGACGCAGCGCGTTCGCCTTTTGTGCCTGAGATTACAAGCGCATTATTGAGCGCATCGGCAAGCTCAACTTGTTGGCGTGTAGTGTAGCCAAGCTCATTTAAAGCCATGCTGTTAAGCAAAAACGCTTCGGCTGTTTGTTGCAAGCTAGAATAAGTTGTACGCGCTGTTTGACTAATAGACTGCAAAGCCAAATCAGCAGCCTCTGCGCTGCCTGTTGCGTTTATAAGCCTAGAATTAAGATCAGTCCATTGATCGGTATATAGAATAAATTGACGAACAGCTAAAGCACCGCCAAGTGCAACAAGCGCAGATGCTAATGCACTGACTCCGCTGGTGACTTTTTGTATAGGATTAATCGAATCGTTAGCTGCCTTTTTAAGCTGGGTTCCCATCTTTCGCGCAGCATCTTCAGCACGAACACCAGCCTGCGCTGTTTTAGCAAGCTCATCATTCGCGCTTTTAAGTGGGCGGGTATCAGCCTCAAATAATAAGGTAGCTACTTCAGTGGCCATTTTGGAACCTCGTCTCTATGCTTTGCCAGTGTCATAACAGCCTCTATTTCCCAGCCTGAGAGCGTATTGCCAGATAAGCGCATGTAAGCATCAAGCTCTTGCCATGTGTGCGTAGTCAGCGCCTTATAAGCCTTTAACGCGTCCTCATGCTCTATGCCGACAGATGGTGCGCCTTGCAAATCTTTTGGCGTCTTGCCTGTGCTTTTCTCGACCTGCTTTAGCGTATCGTATCGGCTGATTGATGAGCCTTCAGGGTGCGCGTGTATGTAAAAACACCAGCGACCAAAGGTAACAAATTCGTCAATCAGCCTTTGGTAAAATTTCTCTTGTCAGCGATAAAGTCTAACAGTTGCGAAACAATACCAGGCGACTTGGTGTACAGATCAAGCGCGTTTGCTTTGCTGTATTCCCACGGTTCGCCATCTTTTGCGATACCGCGCCAGCCAAGAGTTGCGTCAACCAGTGCCTCTATATCCATCTTGTCGTAATCAAGATCAACCGTATCTTTTGACCTGGCAACAGCCATGATCTCAGTGGTTTGTTTGCGCTTTGATTTACGCCAGACAGGGGAATCAGCACCGGCAACAAGGATAAAAACATCCGTTTTTTTGCCATCGACAGGGGAGAATATGTTGCACTCCGCCCCTGCCGCATGGTCATCAGCAGTCATCAGATTAGACAATTCCATGATCGTTATATCGGGTTACGTGTGATAACAATCTGGCTTGCGTCTGTGCCGTCATAAAGCGCAATAAAGTCCATGCTAACTGTGACAGCGCCCTCGCCTGATACGTCCGGCTGACCAGAGTTGTATTTGATGTTTGACAGATCAATGGCGTACTCGTTACCAGCCAGATCAATCAAAGTCAGCACAATACTGGACGCGGTTTCGTTGATGAACTTTTCGTACAAAGTCTTGCTTACAAAGTAAGTCGTCATCGTGCCGGTTAAGCGTGACTTGCCGATTGATGGGCGGTTGGTTGTCTTGCTGCCAACTGCAAACAATGGCTCCAGGCCGTTTTCCAGTGTCATCTCAATACTGGTGACAACAGCAATGGCCGAGCCGCCTTCAGTGATTGACCCAGTAAAGGAATCGAAAGGCTGTACGCTGCTGGGCGCTGCGTAAGTGCTGCCAGCAATTGCTGTCGTTGCAAGTGCAAGACCCTTGCCGATAATGCCAAAGGTTGCAGTTACAATAGCATTCGGGCTAACAGATAGCGCGAACGTATTAAACTCGCAGCCCGTGTATCGGTGGAACTCTGGCGTAGCAAGGTCAGCAAACTTGCGCTCAATGGTAAATGATCGGCGCGTAACGCCAGCCTTCAGAACGTCAGCAGCCCAAGTGCCGCAAAGCACAGCCTGCAAAATATCATCGAGGTCGCCATATTCCAGCTCTGCGGAGATGTCGCCGCTGATGGTCTGGTTGCCGTGACGGAAGTCTTCCACTTGCCGATCACCGCGCAGCTTCTCCGACTCCAGCCCGTCCTTGGTCATCGCGAGGTTAGTGCCGGTGTGCGGAAAAGGCTTGAAGGCTGGCGTTGCTGGCGTTGTCCCGTAAGTTGCTTCGGAGACAAAGTGTATGCTGTGCTGGGCACCATTTGCGATTGTCATGATTATCGAGCCTCTGTGAATGTCTGATATGGGATTGATACTGGGACAAAGTAAAACGCCCCATCTACTACTGATACTCCAATGCTGGGCGAACGCAATCTGATTCTTGTGCCATTATAGACTAAAACGGTGCCGCGTTTGAAATGATCGGCAATAATATCTGGCAAAGTGCTTTTGCCCGTGCCAGCAGGAACAAAACAGCTTATCTGGCAAATTCCGTTTGTCTCATCCTTTCCAGTCGAGCCAAGTGATGCCTGCACTGTTTCGGCGGGTATCACGTTGATGCGTAAATGCGGCTTCTTTCCGTTTGGCTCAAACTTTATATTAGGCCAGGCAACAGCAGGCCGATCAGCAAGCTCATTCATCTTGACCGTAAAAGCTGCCTCAATGTCTGCAAAGTATGTTGCCATCAGTCCTTCATCCTGTTTGCTTGGATTGCCGCTGCCGTCTCTAGCACCTCAATCCGCATCATTCCTTGTAGTGCTTGTGTTGATGAGCCGAACTCAATAGCAGCAGCATAAGGCAGATTATTCGTCATATAGAATACTGCGCCAATGTTTAATCGCTGCCCTTCTCTAGCAACGTCTGAAACTGAGGCTGCGCCGTTTTTATCCATTCTGTCTATTGTTGCTTGCACTGGCTGGCCGATAGATGCTTGCCAGTTGCCGCGCAAAGTACCGTCCTTAACTGGTGTTCGTTTAATAATTCGAGATGCACAGCCAATCACAGTTCCGCGCACCATTTTTTCTGTACGCTTGTTGATGTTTATAACAGCCTGGCCGATAGTCGCCATGATTACTTTCTCAGGTGCAGGTAAACAGCCATAACTTGCTGACTGCCCTGAATGGTTGCTATGTTGATGATTCTATATGACAAGCAATCAACGCTTACAAGATCGCCTATGTTGTAATCTAGGCTTTCTGCCAATAGCTTAATGTCGCCTTGCAATACGTTTTCACCCGCATTAACTCTAGATGCGCCCCTTTCAGCCTCTGTAAAGCTAACAACAATGCCGTTTGATGTGTAAGAAAATTTCCTTCTTACAGGCTTGCCAGTCTCTGGATCATAGTCACGGTCAATCTGACGCTCAAATTGGTACTCTGCACCAAACTTTTCTATCAGCTTGGCAGCAGAGTTCTGCAATGGAGTGTAGTTGAAACGGCTCATGCTCTAGACACCAAGAAGGCCGGAGCAAGCAATTTGTAGAGTGCTTTGTTAATAGCAACAACAGAAACGGAGGAATTGCTATTGGGAGCATACTGCACCTCAATCTCGCCTACTTTTTCGCGCAATGTTGTGCGCTCGACATCCGCAAGCTGCGAATTTCCGTCAGACTCAGCCTTTATGGATTCGTAAACTGCTTTCTTCAACTGCTGTGGAATTTCGTTATAGTCCAGCTCAAAGCCGTCAACCACAACACCCACGCGGGGAAACTGAAGCGACTGCGCTTTAGTGGACTTTTGCCCAATAAAACGCAGCGTTTCAATGTAGTCCATTGCTCGGAGTATTTGATTTTCCAAAACACTTGAATCGTAATCTATGCCTCGCGCATCAGCCCAGGCTGTGTAGTCAGCCACAGAAACATAGGAATCAGCGTTTGCAACAATGCTGCCGTCTTCAACGATTATAGTCATTAAATCCTCCAGCAATAGGGGCGGTTGCCCGCCCCATGTTGCTTGCGATTAACCCAGCAGGAGCGCGGTGTGAGCCGGTTTGATGACTTCGTAGCCCCAAGCCAGCGACACTTCGTAGACCACTTTGCGGTAGCCTGGGTAAATCGCTACTTCAAACGCCAGACCAGAGCGCGGATCAACAAGCGTTGTAACGTCAATCGCCATGTCACCAGCAGAAGGACGCTCTGGCAGACGAGTTGCCAGCACGATTGCTGATCGGTTGAACGCCATGTTGCGTGCGCTGGTTGCAGTGACAGTGATTGCACGAGTAGCAGCAGACTGAGCAACTCGCAGGCCGGGAGCCGCCAGTGTAATCGTGTCGCCAGATGCGGGGTTTGCGCCTGCGAAAGAGACTGAGGTCACAACGTACTTGTTGGCATCGTTGGCAAAGCTGATTACATCGCCCGCAGCAACAACTCCAGTACCGGCAGTTGCCAGCGGAATCACGGTCTGGCCGACAGTAAAGGCAGCAGATGTGCTGGTGGCAGAAGCCATTGCGCCAGCAGTCTGAGTAACCACCTGCCCTGACTCGCGCAAGTCCATGCCAGCCGTGGTCATAAACACGCCCTGGCGCATAATGCTGGCGTCATTGGTCACAGAGTAATTGCCCTGCTTTCCAAGGAACGAAGCGCCCGCAGCGGTGCTCAGAACGAGCTGGTTGTCAGACAGCGGAGCGCCGTTGTCCTTCAGGATTCGCAGCGCGTTGCTTGCGTCTGTAAAATCGCCAGCAGTGCCGAAAGGAGTAGTCGCAGCAGTGCCGTAAGCGCGGGAGAACTTGGATTGCAGGCTTGTAAGGTCAGATTCTACCTCGTTCACCAGCACACGCAGCGCCTGTGCAAACTGACCGCGCCAGATAGAGGATATGCCGGGGCCAGTGTTCAGACCGCGCTCCTCCTCGCCATCCCATGAGAATTTTACGGCTTTGGATTTGCTGAGAGATACAGCAACAGACGCGATTGTCTGATCTGCCTCTGCCGGAACAGTCATCGCGGGAGTGATCGAGGATGAGGTGTTCACAGGCGCTTGGGGAATGTAGACAGATTGGCCCACTTTGCCACGCGCAAGTGATGCGTCAAGGGTTACAGCAGAGATCATGCCTGTCAGCTCACGGCTTACAACATCAAGGTCGGCATAAAGGTTAGGTAACAGATTGGTTAGCGTATTTGTAGTCATAGCGTTTTAACTCCGGTGTTGAAAATTGAGTGATTTAATCAGTAACCCTGCCGCCTGCCTGCATGTATTTAGACCGTTCAATAGGTCTCATGCTGTCATAGTCAGCTCTGGTTATAATCTTGTCGCCCGACCCAGCTCCACCGGATGAACGTGCGGCTCCACCGCCTGTCGCCTGACTGCCGTCTACTAAAAACGGGTAATCAGTTTTGATCTGTACAATGAGATCGTTGATAGTCGAAACAGTTAGCTGACCGTTTTGGTCTGCTACTCTGATCTGGTCATCAACAAGAGTTAGCCTCTGGCCAAGCTCCTTTTCCAACATTTTAAGCCTGCCGACGTCTTTAGTCAAACCAGCGGCAATTCGTGCAGCTTCAGTGCTGATCTTCGACCGTTTATCTTTGGTCATCATTTCTTCAAGCCGCTGCTTGAGCTGTGCCGATTCTTGTTGCTGCGACTCAAACAATTGTTTGTAGTCATTTTTCGCCTTTAGCTTTTCCTCGTTTTCAAGTTTAGCTAATGCTGATGCTTGTTCTGCTGCCTCCTGAGCCTTTTTCTTCTCAGCCAGCAGTGCGTCATTGTTAGCCTTTAAGCCCTTTGTGGTTTCTTCCACATAGGATTTAAACTGCTGCTCAATGCTTGTTTTAATCTCTGGTGCGATCTCAATATCTTTTAAAAAGTCCATGCTTACCTCTGGTTTGCAAGTTGCGGCTCGACCGCGTTAAATGTCAGCCTTTTGGAAGGCTAACGGTTCTAGTTCCCTTAATCGCTCAAGGTTTATAGTGTTGCCGCTAGAGTCAACAAAGTTTGTTAGCTTTAAATCGCCTTTGCGGAATAGTTCTGCTCGTTCTTTGCCCAGCACTTCGACCTGAAAGGCTTTGGGCTGTCTTGTGAGCCACGATTGGTAATCAGTTGATCCACGCACCTGCTCAACACCATCCGCGCCAATAGCTGGCCTCACGCCTACTCTGCCGCCTGTTAGGTCAAACTCATCTTTAACTTTTGGCACAATAGTCGAGCGACAAGAGAAGTGAGCCGGAGGCTTTGGGCTGCGGATCGGGTCATTGGTAAATGGGTAAACAGTACCATCACGGCTTGAGCATATAAGTGAGGTTCTGCTATCAAGCGTTGCCACCCACTCGTAGCCTTCTAGCACATCCTCGTTTTCTTCCATGAACAGAGATCGTGCTTCAGTAGAAACATGATTTGTTATTGTCCTGGTCAGTGTTGCCGCCTGTTGCTTTTGCAAGTCGCCAATTCTTACGAGCGCGGTTGTGATCTGCTCTCTGGTGTCACCAAGTATTACGCCTGATCGTATTGTGTCCACGATCTGCGATGACTTCTTGCCTTCAAACGCCTTCAGAGCCTGCTCAATGGTATATCCGCGCTTAGGCTCAACATTCATCACGCTAGAGAACATGGCAGCAGATACTTGATTAGGAGCAGGTACAGTCAGGCTGGCTGATATGTTCTGGCCTAACAGTCGCTCGTTAAAGCCAATTTCATACTGAGCAAACTTCAGTGCTTCCTGCACCGTTAATACTGAATAGCTTGCCAGCGTTGCTTTTGCATATGATTCAAGGTCAAACAAAATTGATTCTAATCGCCCACGGCTAAAGTCTGTTATATCTGATGCCAGACGGCTGTTTACTGTTTTAATCATGCGCTCAATAAACGCGACAGCCTCACGCTCTCGACCCGCTGCGTAACGCTGCACGAATATCTGGTGTCTTGTAACGCCGTCCAGTAGGTTGCTCATATCAGCGGATTATTTAAGCCCCGTTCTGACTTCACCATGTCCAATGTTCTGCCTGGCTCAATCAATCCAGCCGACTTAAGCCTGTCGAATATGTCAGCCTCGCCAATGATCTCTCTATCCAGCAAAGTAACCATCGACATAATCAACTGCGGGTCAACAGACTTGTCGTAGAACTCAGTGTTTAGATAAAACTCAGTGTCGCCATCAAAGCCCATGAACTCGCCTACCCATAGAATGCAAGTGAATAACGCCTCAGACAGATTGTTGACCACATCGCCCAGCACCGAGTTCTCAGATGCAAAGCGAATCCGCGCACCTTCTGCTGTCTCATTCTGCCCTCTGTCTGTGACTATTCGCGCACCAATGGCAACCATCTCATTAAGTTTCGAGTTCATGGCTTCGCGCACGATGTTATTTGCTTCGGCTTGAACGAGTGTTGCTGCGCCTGTTTCGCCCAGCACATGTCCTGCCCTGCTGCCCAGTTTAATGCCATTAGGGTTGTACTCAGCAAACTGCTCTGCGCTTAAGCTGTGCGTGATAAATAGCGTTGGCTGGCCGGTGATAAAGCATGATTCTTCATAGTCTGCGCTGTTTCGATAATGAGCTAAGTTCACTTCAGCAATGTCAGCCAGTGGCGCGTCATCAATCGAGGCATCATTGTTTTTTGACCCGCAGAATACAAACGGTATCTCAAACCATCTCAGACCGTCTGCCTTTGTTGGGAAGAACTGCTCAGTGTATGGCATCTCATCGCGGTAAATTTGCTGACTGTAACCTTCGTCAGATAACCTAAGAATGCGCTGCTGCTTTTTCTTCTCATGCCCGAACTCGTCATCATCATCTGGGTAATCTTCTTCCAGCACAACAAGAGTCAGCAGTTTGCGGCCACCGTAAGCATCGAGTTTCCAATTGATTATCTGCTCTGCTGTGTAAGGCACAATGCTTGCCCGTAAATCCAAAAGATCAACATCCTCGACTGACAAGCCCTGATCTGCCTGCGGGTAATCAACCAAGAAACCAGCCCTGCCGACCTCTAGCAGGTTAGACAGCTCATCCTTTGCGAGTTGATTAAGACTCAAGCCATCGCCTGTAGCATCATCAATCAGATACTCAAGCCCAGCAGGTACAACGATTGTCGGGTCTTTGCGAAACACTGCACCGACTAGCGCATTCTTGGTTCTGCCGGTAAAGTTAGTGTAGACGGCTCGCTTGATGTAGTTGCGATACCGCAGCGTCCCAGTGCCTTTGTGTTCTTCATTGGCGTAGCGCAGGTTAGTTGCACCCTCGCTGCCAGTCTCGCCATCAGGCACAGGCAAATACCGCGCTCGCTTCTCTTTAATCGCAACCGAGCCTTTGACAGCATCGCGGGTCTGCTGCCATGTGTCGTAGTACATGTGATAAGTCGGGTTCTTTGTCGATGCTGGCATGGGTGCGGCCTCTTAATGCGTCAATTGATGATTATACCGCAAAACTGAATTTAATATTAGTCACGGGCTTGACGATGGGCATTTCGTATGCAATCGGATATGTCGATGCGTCATTCTGGTGGTCATTGCCGCTTGATTTGTCAGGCTCGCCGTTCTTGTAGGTCTGCTGTTCAAAGCAGGATGCCACATTAGGACAGGCGTCAGCATTGATCCGTAACCGTCCTGCCTCAAACGCAGCATTGGTTGCCATTACCCTATCACGCACTGCCGGGTTCGTTGACTTTGACCTGACAACAAACGCAGCTTGCTCTAGCAAAGCAATATCACTTATTGATGCGTTGACGCTTTTGCGACTGCCGCCGCTTGCATCTGGGTAGATGTATATCTTATGCCCTTGTGACTGCCACCTGCCTTGTATGATTCTGACCATCTCTGGTGTGTCGTACATGTTCACAAGCTCTGCTACTGCGTGCCATTGCCTGCCGCCATCGCGCTGCACATAGACGGTTGCGGCCTGTTTGGTCACGTTAAAGTCGCAGCCAATGAATAACGGCTCACCAGGCTTAATTGTCTCTTTGCTGTCATGCGCTGTGCGGTTGTAGCTGGCGTAAACAGTGCCTGATGTTAGGTTTACAAAGTTGCCCTCAAGGTAAGCCGACAACAGTTGTGCAGGATAGATGTCCTGTAGTGATTCGATGTAGCCTTCAGGCAAGTGCGGATTTGACCTAGTAGGTGCTTGGATTATCTCGTAGCCTGATCTCGTTTCTTTCTTCCACGTTTCGTAAACAAACTTAAATCCTTCTGGCGTTGTTGTCACGCCAACAGAGTTTATGCCTGATGGTTTTTTCTGCCTGTTCCTTGCCAGCACCTGTCGCCAAACGTGTGCAGCGTCATCTTTCTTCAGCGTGTCCAGCTCGTCAATATCAGCGTCTGCGTGTTCGTAGCCTACAATACGCGATGGGTTATCCATGCTGCGGAAGAATATGCACCCATAGCCTTCTATGTTTATTTGATTGATCGGAGACTTTTGCAACTTATACGGAATGTTATTCTCTGACAGAAACGCCTCAAAGCGCGGCCAAGCAATCATTCGGATGAGGTCATAGGTAGGCTCATAGAACCCACGATTAAAGCCTGGGCTAGACAGGAGGCCAAACACAGAGCGCATAATCGCTGCTTCTGTCTTGCCAGCACCAAAGCCAGCCACCATAGCGGGAAACTTGTTCGCTGATGTGATGTATTTGTACTGTGGCAGCGTTGGCTCAATCTGCGCCATGCGGCTTCACGATGTTAATAGTGATAGGTTCTGACTTCTTTTCTTCGTCTGATCTGTCAGTCCAGCCGAAACGATTAGAGAAGTACAGCTTTACCAATGGAGCATTGGCTGACCTGTCTGTCATCATATCTTCAAGACGATCTTCCCAATATCCTTGACCCCATTCCTGAGCCATCTTTAATGCGTCCAAAAATTCAGGATATTTATCCATCCAATTGTAGATGGATTGCTTTGAGACTCG